GGCGGCATCGGCCCGCGCTATCCGTACGGGTTCGATAGCAATAACCCAGTTATGGGCATGATCCCCCGTGGCTATAATCTGGGAGACTAATGATGGCTAACCAAGCAATTGCTCTTCAGGCCCGCGCTCCGCAGACGGATTTCATGGGCCGCGCGATCCAGCAGAACGCGCAGATGATGAACATGATGTCGCAGCGCCGCGCGTTGCAGCGTCAGGCCGCAGTGGCGCAGCAGGAGATGGAGTTGGCGCGGTCTGCGGAGGCGCGCGCGGCGGCCAAGGAAGGCCGCGACATCCAAGAATTTCAGCTTAAACTGGCGAACGACGCGGCTACGATTTTCAAGGATGGTCTTGCCTCATGGGTGCAGCCGGGCGATGTGGCCGCAGCGCAGGCGTTGCGTGACCAAGTTGTCGGATTGGTTCCTGCGTGGGATAAGATCATTCCGCCGGCAGACGTGTTGGCCAATAACCCCAAGGCTCGCCAACTGGCGTCCATGAAGGCCAGCGAAATTATCGAATACACGACGACCAAGCCCGAGGTCGAAGTTCAAGTGCAGCCCGGCACCGGCGTCCTTCAGGAAGTGCGTACCGGAGGGATTGAAGGCATCTCGCCGCGCGGCGCGTTTGAACTTCCTGAGTATGAAATTGACCCGAACGCTGGCAAGCCGTCAGCCGCACCGCAGTCTGCATTTCCTGCGACGGCCGCGCGCGCTACGGACGCGCAGATCGACGAAGCGGCCCGCAAGATACTCAACGGCGCAGGTATCGCCGAGTTGGGTATCGGCCCCGAGGACTACGACCGCGCGACCGAGCGCGCCAACCAGATCACCGCTGGCGACGCCGCCCGTATACAGCCCATCTCCATGACGACCGCGCCGCAGATGGGCGGCCAGCCGGACATGACTGCCGTGGTGCAGGACATGATGTCGTCGAAGCAGATTTCGCAGTCGAACCTGCAACTGATGCGTGAGATGGCTGGACCTGACAAGGATCAGCAGTTGGCGCAAATCCTGCGCTCCAACGGCATCCAGATCGTCCCTGACGCGCAGCCCGGTATGCGCAGCGCCGTGTTCCGGCCCGGTCAGGACGCCGCGCCGCAGATGCAGTTGGCGCAGTCGATGGAAGGCTACCGCCCGACCGGCCGTGCGGCGCGCGGCAGAGACCCCTTGCTGTCGCCGTCGCAGGCGCCCAGCGCCGCAGGCGCAGTGGCGGAAGCCCAGCGCGAGCCTATCCCGCAAGCGGCCGCTAGGGCGGAAGCCCAGCGCGAGCCTATTCCGCAAGCTGGCGCTAGAGCGGCCGAGACTGAACGCGCGTCAAAACAGGCGCAAGCAGACGTTGATTTTCTTGAGAAATATCAGTCCGACAAGCGCACCGCTCAAGAAGCACTGATGCTGATTAACAGAATGATCGGCGACACGAACCTTGTTAAAGGGCGTCTTGTCTATCCCAAAGGCGGCAGACCTCCGGCCCCCGGCTTCGAGGACGTTGTCGGCGCGACGTGGCGCCCGGGCTTCCGTCTTATCGAGGGGACCGAAGCATATGACTTTGACAGAATGCTAAAGCAGCTAGAAGGCTCTGCTTTCTTGACGGCGTATGAGCGTCTGAAAGGCGGCGGTCCGATTGCCAGTATTGAAGGTGAAAAAGGCACCACCGCCGTGACGCGCTTGGCGCGGGGTCTCACCGAAAAAGAGTTTGTCGTGGCTGCGCGCGAATTCGAAGCGTCTATTCGCGACGCCATTCGGCGGGCAGACGAACGCTATGCGCGCGTCAAAGGCCAAAAACAGACGCGGCAGGGCGCTACGGTGGACGATTTGATCAGAAAATACGGGGGCTGACAGTGCCGACGCTCAAGCAACTAGAACGCGCTCTGATTAATGCCGACGCGGCGGGTGACGAAGCCGCCGCTCGGACGTTGGCAGCCGAAATTAAGCGCGTTCGTGCGAGCCAAGCAAAACCTAAACCTAAGCCGAAGCCGGTCAGTCGGACTGAAGCGGTGCTGTCCGGTGCCGAGCGGGGGCTAAAGCCCATCAGCGATTTCGCTGCGTCCGTAAACCCGTTCAACTATCTCGGCGACATTGTCGAAAACTATTTCTTCCCCGGTCTTGAGCAGCGCCGCGCCAAGAAGGAAACCCGCCGCGCGGCGCTGGCTGAACGCGCGCAGGTGGACCAGCCCGGATACTTCCTCGGAGGGAAGATCGCTGGCGAAGTGGCCGGCACCGCACCTCTCATCACTACGGGCGGCGGTCTGATTTCGGCGGGCGGGCGTGGGTTGGTGCGTGCGGCACCCAAAGTGGCAGCGCGCGGTGTGCCGGGCGCGCAGGCGGTCGCAAAAGGCGGCCGCGTTCTTGAGGCCAGTGGCAAGGCAATATCGACTGGCGGTATGGGTGTGCGCGCACCGACGGCAACCGCTGTCGCTGCCGGAGCGCCCACGGCCGCCACCCTTCCCGGCCGCGTGGCTTTGCGCGTTGGCGGCGGCGGCGCGTCGGGCGTGGCGGGCGCTGCGTTGACCGATCAGGATATTGTAGACGCGGCGATGTCCGGTGCCGCTATTCCGCTGCTGGGTACTGTTGCTCGGCAAGGCGCTGGGTTTGTGTTTGATGTTTTGCGTCGGCGCGTCGGCGAAGTGCGCGCGGCCGAAATGATGCGCAATCTGATTGCGTCTAATCCTGAAGCTATTCAGGATGCGCTGCGTAACGCACCCGAAAACGCGCGCGCTAACACCGCGCAGTTCCTCGCGTCGCAAGGGCTGCTGACGCCGGAGATGGCGGCAGCTACAAACATTGCGGCCGCTAGCGGTAAGAACGCACCGCTTCTGGCGGTCGAAGAAGCCCGTGGACTGGGTCAAGAAGAAATGCTGCGCGAACTCGGTGGCGGCCGCGATGTCGCCGAGGCGATGGAAAACATCAACGCCATGCGGGCTGGCGTTCGCAACATCGCAGAACCTCTCCGTCAAGAAGCTATGGGTGCGGCCAATGTTGGCCGTAATGTAGTGCTGCCTCTTGAACGGCAGGCGCGGGCGTTTGATTTGGGCGCGGCTGGCATTAACCAGTCCGGCGTGGTCCGCCGGATGCGTGGTCTGGAAGGCCGTACACAAGAACAAATCGGCGATGTGTTCGCGCACCCCGAACTGTACGCGCCGGGGACGGCCGGGCGCCAGCTACCCCGTCTCGGCGAAATTGCCGACCAAGCCGGACAGCGCGCAGACGAGGGGATCGACACGCAACTTTTCATGCGCGACCAAGCGGCGATTGCGCGGGCTATCGCCGAAGACCTTCGCGCGCAAGGGTTCGGGCCTATCGACATCACCCCTGTTGTCGGTCGTATGCGCGCGCTTGCAAGAGAAGCGCTGCCCGACAGCGACCGCCGCAAACTCTTCAGCGGCTTTGCGGACATGCTGGAGGCGCGCGCTGCTGAAAAGGGCGGCGTGATCGACGCCGAAGGCTTGCATCAGGCCAAGCGGGAAATGAATGAGTTTGTGTCCCGCGTGCTTGGGCAGACAGACCCGACCGCCCTTAAACGGGGCACATCCATGATGCTGGGTGCGTCGCAAAAGTTGATCGACGACGCCATCGATGCCGCCGCCGGCCCCGGAACGCCGTTCGCCAACTACAATCGCGTTTTCAGTGAAGGCATGAAGCGCGTCGAACAGCAGCAACTTGCGTTGACCTTGGCCCAACTGCCCCCCAAGCGGTTTGAAAAAGTGATGGCCAACCAAGATAAGGGGTTTATTGATCTTATCCGAGAGGTTTTTCCCGACAAACTTCGGATTGAAGACGCACTGACGCCGCAGCAGATAGCTACGGCGCGCCGGTTGAATAGCGAAATAGGCCAAGACCTTGACATCGCCGCTACCGACTTGCGGAATTTGCCGACGGCGTCGCGGGCGAAGTACGGCGACGGTGTCCGCGAGAGCGTTCGCGAAGCCATGATGCCGGGGATGAAAAATGCGTTCGCGCGTGTGCTGATCCGTGGGCGCCAAATTCCCAACACGTCGCTAGGCATTTCGTCCGATCAGATCGCAGGTAACATTGCTCAAGAATTGCAGGACCGCGCCTTGGGTCATCTTGTTCCGGCCCTTGCCAGCCCGCAAGCCGCTTCGCGCTTGCTGTCGCAACGCTCCACCGCAAACACACTCGCGAACATGATGAACCGCGTACCGCCGTCCGCGCGGCTTGCAGGGTCGCAAGCGGTGCAACGCTTCCAAGCCGCGCCTAGCGTAATTCCTGTCCCCATCGACTACGACGAGTACGGCAATTACATTGGACCGCGGTAAACTTGGGCGCAGACATGAATACGATTGACCAGACTGAAGCACGGCTGAACACGCACGAGGAAATCTGCACCCTGCGATACGAAAGCATCTGCGCCCGGCTCAAGCGGCTGGAGAGCATGGGTATGACTATCGCCGGTACGATCATCCTGCTGCTGATCGGTATCCTGCTGGCGCTGCTGGGGCTGAAATGAGCATCATCCTTGGCGCCCGCTCGCTGTCGCGGCTAGAGGGGGTTCACCCCGATCTGGTCCGCGTCGTCAAAAAGGCCGCCGCGATGTCGGACCTCGACTTCACGGTGCTCGAAGGTCTGCGCACCATTGAACGCCAGCGCCAGTTGATGGCGCAGGGCGCGACGCGCACGCTCAACTCGCGTCACCTGACCGGACACGCCGTCGATCTGGCGCCCATGATCGGCGGTAAGGTATCTTGGGACTGGCCGCTTTATCACCGGCTGGCCAAGATCGTGAAGGCCGCTGCGGCGGCCGAGAACGTCCCCATCCAGTGGGGTGGGGACTGGCGAACCTTCAAGGACGGCCCGCACTGGGAACTGCCTTGGAAGGCTTATCCGAAAGGAAAGTGACATGCTTAAAGGATACCGCACCTACATCATGGCCGCGATGGGCGTCGTGACCGCTGCCGCAAGCTACCTGACCGGCGACGTTGACCTGCTTACCGCGCTCAACGCGGGGTTCACCGCCGCCGCCGTAGCTTTCCTACGCTCTAGCGTCCCCCGCGCGTAACCAACGCTCACCATACCACAGCGCCTTGCGCATATCCTCAGCCGCGTCGGCCTTATAACCGGCGCGGCTAACATATTTCAGCATGTTCCCGCGACAGAAGCCCGCAAACTCTTCCGGCGACAGCTTGGCCTGAATGTAGTCGATGGTTTCGATGCCGCCGATTTTGTAGTGCGGCGGTTGGTTGACCATGTCGGCTTTCATCGCCAGCGCTGCTTCCCACGAGCCGGGGTCGGATTGGTCGTCGATCACTTCTTCATCTCCTCCAACATCGTGCGCCGCTCGCGCATGACGCGCAGCTTGCTTAACCGCTGATGCAGCCGCCGGGCGATGGCGGGGCGCTTGTAGACGCGCACCTCCTCGTCCAGCATCCGCTCCAGCGTTGCCTCGTCATAGTCGGGCAGTTTGACGGCAATCGTCTGCCAAGACACTTTAGCCATTCTTCAATTCCTCAAGGGCCAGATCGGACACGCTGCGCTTGTCGTGCAGCGCGCCCCAGATGCGTTCGTCGATGGTTTTGTCCGTCAGCATGACGTAGACCCAAACGTCGTGCTTCTGCCCACTGCGGTGCAGGCGCCCGACGGTTTGTTCGTACAACTCCAGCGACCACGGCAGCGACAGGAACACCATGTGGCAGCCGCCGTGCTGGAGGTTGAGGCCGTGACCGGCCGACTTGGGGTGGACCAGCAGCAGTTCGACCTCACCGCGATTCCAGCGGTCGATCACGCCCTCGTCGTCCATCGTCTGCGCGTGCGGGAAGCGGCGCTTGAGTTCCGCCAGTTCCTCCAGATAGCTGTAGGCGACGATGGTGTTCGCCCGCTGGTTCTCCTCCAGCAGTTCGGCCAGCCGGTCGAACTTGTGCGTGCTGAACCAGATGCTCTCCACCCCGCCGCCGCGGTTGTACGTGAAGCCGGACGCCATCTGCTGTAGCTTGCTCGTCACGGCCCCAGCGTTCTGCGCGATGACCTGCTCACTGCCGAAGCGCGCGACGTAGTCCTTCTTCATCTGCTCGTAGGGCGCGCGGTCGTCCATCTGCGTGCGCACCTCGACGACGTGACACGGCGGCAGTTTGTCTTTATACTCCCCCGGCTCCAGCACATAGGTGGCCGGGCGGATGCGGGCCATGACCTGCTCCAGCGCGCCGTGCGCCGGTATCCACTGGCCGAAGTCGCGGTTGATGCAGATGAAATACTGCTGCATGAACGCGCCCTTGGCGCGGCCCAGCAGCGACTGGTCCACGATCTTGCACTGGCCGAAGACATCCTCAAGGCCGTTCGACGTGAACGAGCCGGTCAGCCCCCAGCGCACGTTGATGGGGCCGATCAGCTTCTCCAGCGCCTTGAAGCGTTTGCCGCCGGGGTTCTTCAGGCGCGTGAGTTCGTCAAAGACGATCCCGTCAAAAGCGGACAGGTCGCGCACGGCCTGAAGGTTATCGTAATTCGTGACGACAACCTGAGCGCCGCTGTTCCAAGCATCGGCACGTTCGGCGGGGGTTCCGACTGCAACGCGCAGAGTAACTCCCGGTGCCCACTTGGGTTGCTCGACAGGCCAGACGTCGGTGCACACACGCTTCGGCGCAAGCACGAGCCACCGCTTGACATGTCCGTCCTCCAGCATCGCCTTCATGGCGGTCAGGGTGATCGCCGTCTTGCCCGCGCCGACCGGCGCGAGGATCATCGCGCGGTCGCGCTCGTACAGGAAGTCAGCCGCGTCCTCTTGGTAGGGTCTCAGGCGAAGCGCTTGCACCACTCGTCCACCCCTTCCTTCGACCAGAGGCAGGCGTAGTGCTGCTTGGTGTGGTGCATCTCGATGGCGAAGATTTCCTGCAAGGCCGACAGCCGACCACCGGGCTTCTTCAACTCCACAAACCATGCCTCGCCGTTCGGCATACAGGCGATGCGGTCGGCCACGCCCCGCTGCGAGACGCTGCGGAACTTGTAGGCGTAACCGCCCAGCGCCTTCACGCGCTGCACGAAATAGCGTTCGATTTCTGCTTCGGTCATGCGAGACGGCTACTCCAAAATTTTTTGCAAATCAACAATTGACCTACTTTTTGTGTCGTGTATGGTGGGCCTCCCAAACAGTAAAGTAAGGTACAGTCATGCAGCACAGTAGGATCGTCGGCGGCTCGACCGCCAAGCGCGTCATCAATTGCCCCGGCAGTGTGGCGCTGGTGGACAAGATGCCGCCGCAACCCAGCAGCAGCTACGCCGACGAAGGCACGCTCCTGCACGACACCATTGCAGACATTCTCGACAAGGGCGGCAAGCCTGCCGACCATCTCGGGCGCAAGCACAACGACGTGGTGCTGACCCAAGACCTGATCGACGACAAGCTGTGGTTGGCGCTGGACGCGCTGGACGAAATCGACCCCAAGGGAGAGATGGAATATGCGGTCGAAAGCAGGGTCGGTTTTGGCGATCTTCTGCCTGACGTGTTCGGCTCTACTGATCTTCTGGGTCGCATTGGCCGCCGCGCTGTGGTGCTTGACTGGAAGTTTGGCGATGGCGTGGCAGTCAGCGCGGAAGAAAACCCGCAGCTTCTGTTCTACGCGGCTGCTGCCATGCGGACGCCGGAAACCCAGTGGGTGTTCAAAGACGCCGACGCCATCGAACTGATCATCGTCCAGCCGCCGAGCATCAAACGCTGGCTGACGACGCCTGCCCGCGTGGCGGCGTTCGAGCAGGAACTGGTCGCGGCGGTCAAGGTCGCGCTCAAGCCCGACGCGCCGCTGGCAGCGGGCGACCACTGCCGCTGGTGCGCGGCCAAGCCGGTCTGCCCGCTGATGACGGGCGCTGTGGACCGCATGGTCAAGGCCAAGATCGAGGCGCTGCCTGCCGAGCAGATCGGCCGCTATCTGGAACAGGTGCCGATGATCGAAGCGTTCATCAAGGACTTGCAGCAGTTGGCGCACGGGATGCTCGAAGAGGGCCACGCCGTGCCCGGCTGGAAGCTGGTGCCCAAGCGCGCGACCCGCAAGTGGATTGCTAACGAGGCCAAGGTCGCCGCATGGCTGGAGAGCCAAGGCGTCACGCCTTACGTGAAGAAGTTGCCGACGATCACAGACGTCGAGAAGGTCTTGAAGAAGGCCAAGGTAGAATTGCCAGCGGAACTTGCCCCCGCTGTCTCAACAGGTAGCACCCTCGCGCCGGAGAGCGATCCCCGTCCGGCGGTGTTGCAGATCGGTCAGACCCTGTCGAAGGCTATGGCCAAAATCCAGTAACGAAGAAAGGTAAAGTAATGTCGAATGAAGTCACGAAGTTTGGCGGGGCCAATCTGCCGTCGGTCAAGTCGCTGTCGTCGGCGCTGCGTTCGATCCAGAACGAAGTCGGCGCTGCGGCCAACATGGTCATCCTCAAGATGGACAAGACCGGCCACTGGGTGTTCGGCGCGGATCAGACCGAGGTCGAGGACGACAGCCTGTGGGCCGTCAACCCGTTCTCGTTCGTCCACGGCTACATCTGCTGGGGCGACGGCGAAGTGCTGGCCGAGAAGATGGTCGGCGTGGCCGAACCGCTGCCGGAACTGGAGCCGGCGCCGCCTGCGTCCAAGCGCGGCTGGGAAATGCAGGTCGGCATGACGCTGGCATGCACCAACGGCGAGGACGAAGGGATGCAGGCCCGCTACTCGGCCACCTCGGTCGGCGGCAAGAAGGCCGTGCAGGCGCTGGCCATCGCCATCGCCGAGCAGGTGGATAAGGATCAGGACAACCCTGTGCCTATCGTCCGTCTGCGCAAGGAGCACTACCAGCACAAGTCCTACGGGCGCATCTACACGCCCGTGTTCGAGGTGGTGAAGTGGACCGGCCTTGACGGCGCTGCTGCCGAGGGCGATGATACTCCTGAAGATGATGCGCCCGAGGCCGAGGCACCTCGCCGTCGTCGTCGCGCTGTAGCGTAACAGGGGGAGCGAAAGCCGGGCGGGCCTATTCCCCGCTCGCCCGGCGAGTAGCGGATGAAGTGAGGCATCCGTGACTATTCTTTGGATCGATTTTGAAAGCCGGAGCCGGTGCAATCTGCCCGAGCGCGGCGTCTACAATTACGCGATGGACCTAAGCACCGAGGTGCTGTGCATGTCCTACGCCTTCGACAACGACGAGGTGCGGACGTGGCTGCCCGGCCAGCCTTTCCCGCAGGACGTTGCCAAGCACAAGGGCCAGATACGCGCCCACAACGCCGCGTTCGAGCGGCTGATCTTCTGGTATGTCCTCCAGATCGACTACCGGCTGGAGCAGTTCTACTGCACCGCTGCGCAGGCGCGCGCCAACTGCGCGCCCGGCAGTCTGGAGGACGTGGGCCGCTTTTCCGGCGCGTCGATGCGCAAGGACCACCGCGGCAAGCAACTCATTCGGCTGTTGTCTATCCCGCAGGCTGATGGCACTTTCCGCGATGACGCCGACCTGATGGCCGAGATGGTGGCATACTGCGAGAGCGATGTGCGCGCCATGCGGGCGATCAGTCTGGCGCAGCGGGAGTTGTCGGCCGATGAACTGCACGATTATCACGTTAACGAGCGTATCAATGACCGCGGCGTCCTGCTTGATAAACCTCTGGCTCTGGCGGCGGTGCGTTATGCAGAAGCGGAAGCTGTCGAGATACAGGACATTGTTCGGGACGTTACTGAGGGGGTCGTCACGTCGGTCCGCAGCCCGAAGATGCGCGAGTGGGTTCTCGAAAGGGTCGGGCCACAGGCGCTGAAGCTGGCGACTGTCCACAAGGATGGCGAGGCCAAGCTGTCCATCGACAAGAATGTGCGCGCCAACCTGCTGGCGCTGGCGGAGGAAAGCCCTGATGAAGTCCCGGCGGAAGTGGCTGAGGTTATCCAGTGCGCAGACGACCTGTGGGCGTCGTCAGTGGCGAAGTTTGCGCGTGCGGCGGCGCTGGCAGATGAGGAAGATAGCCGAGTTAGAGGTGCGTTCGTATTTGCAGGAGGCAGCGCTACTGGCCGTGCTTCATCATTTGGGCTTCAAGTTCACAACTTCCCCCGACGCTGCGCCGACGACCCTGCACTGACGCGAGAGGCGATGGTGCGCGGGCACCGGATCGTCCCCAAGTTCGGCAAGCGCGTCACGGACGTTCTCAAGGGTATGCTGCGCCCTGCGCTGCACGCTGCGCCCGGCAAGGTGCTCGTCGTGGCCGACTGGGCCGCCATCGAGGCGCGTGTGACGCCGTGGGCGTCGAACAGCAAGAGCGGCGCGGCCAAGCTGGCCATCTTCGCCAAAGGCGAGGACGTCTACAAGCACAACGCCGCTGCGACCTTCCGCGTGCCCTACGCCGACGTAAACAAGGATCAGCGCCAGATCGGCAAGGTGCAGGAGTTGGCGTGCGGCTTCGCGGGCGGCGTGGGTGCCTTCGCGTCGATGGGCCGCATCTACAACGTGATCCTGACCGAGAGCGAGAGCAAGCGCATGGTCGATGCGTGGCGCCGCGCGAACGGCTGGTCGGTGCCCTACTGGTCGAAGCTGGAGCACGCCTACTGCGCCGCCATGCGCAATCCGGGGCGCGAGTTCACCGCTGGTCGAACCACATATTTATTTGACGGCCAGCATCTCTGGTATGCCCTGCCGAGCGGACGTGTGTTATGTTACCCTTTCGCCCGCTTCAATGACGAGGGCGAACTGACCTACGCTAAGGCGTCGTGGAAGCCCGCGGCCGACGCGAAGGAATGGCCTCGCGCCCGTCTGTGGCGCGGTCTGGCCTGCGAGAATATCACGCAAGCCGTGGCGAACGACCTGTTGCGTCACGCCTTGCGGCAGTTGGATGCGGAGGGGTTGGGCGTGGTGCTGCATGTGCATGACGAAATCGTGCTGGAAGTGCCCGAGGCGGACGCCGAGCGTGCCGCCGCCCGTCTGGTCGAGATCATGTGTCAACCGCCTGCATGGGCCAAGGGACTGCCGCTGAACGCGGAAGTCGCCACTATGGTTCGTTACGGCAAGTAGGAAGGGAAACGCGATGAGTGAGGATCGCAAGACGTTTATCGAGTTCGTGACTGGTCTGGCCGACGTTGGCGGCGAGACGGCCCTGCTGCTGAAGCAGAAGCCGACGCTGGATGGTGAGGGCAACATCATCTACCACGGCGACGGCGCACCCAAGGCGACGTTCCCAGCGTTCCTGCCGCACAAGGCCAAGATCAAGGCAGGCGAGGCGTGGTATGTGAACACCGGCTCGTTCATCATCGACCGCTTCACGGACGGCAAGCCTAGCGCCAAGGCCGAGAACTGCGACTACGTCCTGTTCATGATGCTGGACGACATTGGCACCAAGTCCAAGACGCCGCCCATCGAGCCGACATGGATCATGGAGACGTCCGAGGGGTCGTTCCAGTGGGGCTATGCCTTTGGCGAGCAGCCGACCAAGCAGCAATTCACCGCCGCCATCAAGGCGATTGCCGACGCGGGTTACACCGATCCGGGCGCGGTCAACGCGGTGCGCAACTGCCGCATCCCCGGCAGCGTCAACCTCAAGAAGGGTCGCGGCGACTTCGAGGCGCGGCTGGTCGAGTTCCATCCGGAGCGCGAATACGACCTGCCCGACATCTGCGCCGCGCTGGGCGTGACGCCTGCCGAGCCTGACACCGCCCAGCACCGCCACATCGCCATCCGCGACACCGGCGGCGACAGCGTGTTGCAATGGCTGTCAGACAACAATCTGGTGCTCTCCAAGGTCAACAACGAAGGCTGGTGCGGCATCGTCTGCCCGAACCATGCCGAACACACGGACGGCGCTCTGGAGGCCCGCTACAAGCCGCTCGACCGCTCGTTCTGCTGCTACCACGGCCACTGCCAGCATCTCGACAGCCGCACCTTCCTCGACTGGGTGGCCGACAACGACGGCCCGCGTGTGACCACGGGGCTGCGGGATGAGTTGATTGCCGAGCGCATGAAAATCTTGGCCGACAAGATCATGCCGACCGAGGCCTTCCCTGACGAGGCTGCGGCGGTTGTGCGCGAGGTCGAGCGCAAGGAGGCCGGGCGGCTGGAAAAGGCCGAGTGGTTCGAGCGGTTCGCCTACGTCCAGTCGGACGACAGTTACTTCGACATGGTGACGCGCCGCGAGGTGTCGCGGCAGGTGTTCAATTCGCTGTTCCGCCATGTCGAGTGCAAGTCCGTCCACAACAAAAAGCAGCGGGTGCAGGCCAGCATCTACTTCGACGAGCGGCGGCAGGAGTATGGCGCGAAGGCGCTGATCGGCATCACCTACGCTGCGGGCGAGGATGTGCTGGTGGCGCGTGACGGGCTGGTCTACGGCAACCGCTGGGTCAACCACCGGCCTGACATGTCTGCATCCGATCCGATCAGCGATGCGGACGTTGAGCGTTGGCTCGACCACTGCCGGACGCTGGTCGAAGAGCCGGAGGAACTGGAACACGTCCTCAACGTGATGGCTTACAAGGTGCAACACCCCAGCGTGAAGATCAACCACGCGGTGCTGCATGGCGGTGACGAAGGCAGCGGCAAGGACACCATGTGGGCGCCCTTCCTGTGGGCCATTGGCGGCCAGCATCAGCACAACAGGTCGATCATCGAGACGGGCGGGCTGGAGAGCCAATGGGGCTATGGTCTGGAGGCCGAGGTGGTCATCCTGAACGAGTTGAAGGAACCGGAGGCCAAAGAGCGCCGCGCGCTGTCGAACAGGCTCAAGCCGATCATCGCCGCGCCGCCCGAGACGATTACGATTAACCGCAAGGGGCTGCACCCCTATGAGATGCTGAACCGCTTGCAGGTTATCGCCTTCACCAACGATCCTATGCCGATCACGATCCCGACACAGGATCGCCGCTGGTTCTGCGTCTGGAGCCGCGCGCCGCGCATGACGGAGGAGGGCGCAAACGCGATGTGGGCGTGGTATAAGCGCGGCGGGTTCGAAAAGATCGCTGCGTGGCTCTGGCAGCGCGATGTGACGCGGTTCAACCCTGCCGCTGCGCCGCCAGTGACCGAGTGGAAGCTGAACATGGTCGAGCACGGCCTGTCGGTTGCCGAGAGCTTCCTTGTCGATCTGATGCGCAAGCGTGTCGGGCCGTTTGCGCTGGGCGTGGCGGGCGGGCCGTTCCACCGCCTGTGCGATACGATTGCGGCGGGTCACGTTCCGTCTGGCACGAAGGTGCCGCAGGCGGCGCTGCTGCACGCATTCAAGGAGGCTGGATGGCGCGACATGGGCCGCTTGGGTTCGTCCGATCTCCCTACCAAGAGGCACATCTTTGCCGATCCTGACGTTGCGGCCAGTCACAGCAAGAGCGATCTGCGCCGCTTGGTCGAGGGGATTGCCTTTGATGGGGACGCTGTGGTAAAGGTCGCCTAGTCACGTTTGCTCCGATGACTAGCGCAAACGCCCCCGGCTGCTCACTCAGCCGGGGGCGTTTTTTGTTTAGGCTCTACCTTGTGCGGCGTTCTTGGCTTTGCGTTCGGCCCACGTGAGGCCATCCGCGCCGCGCAGGGGCCATACGCTGTCAGGGCTGGTGCGCCGCGTAGGGTCTGGCCGGTGGGCGATGAAGAAGCGCGGTCTGACTGTCATTGCGTCTCTCCTTCATCGCGCGTCGGCGCGGGGCGGCGGTTCACGATCAGGCCAAACACCCAAGGTGCAAACGGAACACGCACGCGCATCAGTTCGCAGCAGTTCCAGAACGCGGCGGCGCACCAGCCCCAAGGGGTGTAGCGCCAGAAGGGCCAAAGCGGAAAAATCATCATCCTCTCCTATTCATCGCGCGTCGGCGCGGGGTGGGTGGCATACGTTGCGCCCTCGGTATGCCAGCGAGGTTAGACAAGCGCGCGAAGGGCGAAGTACCAAACCCTCGCTGCGCCCGCGCAAACTCAGTGCCCCTCTCTCCACACGATCTTGCCGCCGCGCTTGGCGAGGGCTTCACGGAGTTGGTCGGCCCATGTTTCAAAGCGATCCACACCGCAGTCAGCCATCGCCTCAACCAGCGGATCGGGCTTGGCGATGATGAAGCGAATGAAATGCCCCATAAACTCATCGCGTCCCGGCGTCCGTTTGCGCCATAAGTCGTTATAAGCCTCCACCGCATCACTCACCTCCTGCCGGAAGGCTTCGTGCTGCTCGATGGCGCGGCAGAGGGTTTCGAAGCAAGCTTCACCTTTAATATCGTCAAGCGTCCACGGCTCAATTTCCGGCCACACCTCATTCAGCAGCACCAGCGCCTTCTTCTCGATGTCGCTCATTTCCTCATCTCCTCTTAGCGGGGCTTTCCGGCGGCTTCCCACGAAGCGACGGCCTCAAGCCACTCCTCAGCCGTGGCGATCTCATCGCGGCATTGCTCGCATTCGGCCTCAATTGCAGCGTCAGACAGGGCGCGAAAATCGGCAGCGTATTTCTTCCAAAGGTCGTTCATTTCCTCATGTCCTCGATCTCTTGCGCCTGCGCCTCGTAATCGGACAGGTCGAACAGGTGTTGCACCTCAAACGGGATGCCATCGTTATCGGCCAGCCATGCGGCCATGCCGAGCCGTTGGCGGGCGCTCATGTCAGCCAGTCCAAAATGATGGCGATGGCCCCAATGGCAGCGCAGGCCAGCAGGGCCAGCAACACTTGGCAGCCGCGCGGGTCGTAGTGGCTCATTCTACCCTCCAGCAACGGGCCTCGCCTGCCTCTCGGTCGGTTCGGACAGTAAACTTGCCCCCGTGCGTCCGTGCGTAGCGTATGGCGCTGCTACGCAAGCGCACGGCGGCCATGTTCTCGCCTTTGGTGTTGTTTTCGTGGCCCAAAGGCACGGCGAAGCTATCGCCCACGGCCATGTTGGGGAAGGGATACTTGAAGGGTCGCCCTTCGGTGGGCGGCGGCGGCGGCAGGTCTTTGTTAATTTCGATGTTCATTTAGTCGTCCTTTGCAAGGATGGTTACGGCCAACAGCAGCAGGCCAAAGGCGAAGGCGATCACAGCGTCCTCCGTGTCCAATGTTCGTAGCTGCCGATCAAATCCATGATCTCTCGCGCTCGCGGTTTTATGTGCGCAAGCATACGAATGGCGTGAAGGGCGGTTTCTTCGCGTTTGGCCACGTGGTGCGGGCGTTGCAGCACCTCTATGTTATTGCGAAGCGCGGCATTCTCGCGCGCTAACTGCTTCGCCAGCCGGACAGCTTCCGCAAGTTCGGCGCGCGCGGCTCGGTTCTCCGCAATCAGCGCAGCTATTTTATCGTCGCGGCGGGCGACCATGCCGCGCAAGGTGGCGTTTGTGCGTCTGGGGGCCTTCATTCGCCGGTCTCCTCGGCATCATGAAAGGCTTGCAGTTCATCGCGCAGGCTATCCACGCGCGCGCTCAGTTCCCACGCCTCGGCGATAGCGTCCGCCAATTCATCCGCGCAGCTTTTCAGTTCCTCCAGACGCTCGCCTAGGGCTATCGCCAGTTCGTGTCCGCTATCGCGGGCGGCTTCGATCAGCGTGCGGGTCGATACAGCGCGCCAATCGGTGCGATCATAGGTTGGGTTGTAGGTCATGCTTCGGTTTCCTCTTCGTAGTGGCTCTTGACCATTTCAAGCACTAGGTCGACGCTCGCTTGTCCTTCGTGCGTGTCCAACAGATGCAGCAGGTCGACGATCAGGTCTGTTATGTCTTCATCGGGCGCGTTGATCGTCCCACGGGCGTTGCAGTAGGCGTTAAGCGCCTCGCCAGCGAGATAGACACGCATGTCGTTTGCGTCGGTATCAGTCATTGGAAAATTCCTTGGGCTTTGTTTAGCGCGGCGTCCGCTTGCGCGTGCAATTTGTCCAGCAAGCGCCAAGCACTCGGGGGCGCGCTTCCATGCACGGCGAGCGCGTGCGTCCATGTGGCGAGGTCGTCCAGCGCCACAAACAAGTCAGTCAGTGCGTCTGCCTGTAGGCGTGCCGTTTCGACATACAATTTCAGTTGTTTGTTCTTTGGCATATCGTTTGCCCCTATTGTCTGGTTTTACAGTGTCGGGTTGGGGATGCGTCCGGCGATCAAATCAAGATATTCATTAATCAGTTCGCTATCGCTCCACTTGTCATAGCGCTTGCGCAGCGCTTCGGCGGCGAGGTCTTCCAGATCGTCACTGGTCAGCACGTCCATCCATTGGTCGATGATGTCGGCGATCATGGCGGCGCGGTCGGCTGTCGGGTTCATGGTGTCAGTCATTGGTCAAAGCTCCATTTCTTCAATTTCAAAGGCCCAGCCCTCGCTCAATGCGCGGGTTGCGGCTGTTTCGGCGGTTACAGGGTCGATAAAGCGCATGGCGCAGGCATCGCAGGCGGTGAGGCTCCCATCATGGGTTAGGAAGCGCTCCTCGCCCTCGGGCGTGTAGAGTATGGCGGTATAAACAATCATGGCTCATTTGCTCCGGTTGATGATTACCTTGGGTTGCACGGCGTGACGCGCGCGTAGGTGCGTCATTATGCGCGGATGCTCGCGCCATAGGGCGGCGAGTAGCCGCTCGCTGGCAGTCTCCATTTGCGAGCGGCGCAGGCGGTCGGTCTCGGCGTAGTCGCTCATGCTAGGGCGTCCCCCCTACTAATGAATAGCCGCAAGCCTTTAGGCTTTGCCCGCGCCATTGCATCCCGCGCTTGAGAAACTGATAGCGCCACAAGGCTTGCCTATGGCGCAAGCCGCGCCATTCGATACGTTCGCCCGTGAATGTCACGCAATGCGCTTCCCATTCGCGCCTAGTGTTATCTTGTGCCATTGCCATTCCCTTCCCTACTATGCCGCAAGCGCGGCGCTATGATATCCCCGAACGACAAAGCCGCTAGCGTCCCGCTTTGCCGTCAATCCCTTGGGCGACAAGCCAACAACAACCCCGCGTTCGCCATTAGGGCAAATCGGGTCAAGGTGGCGCAAATCGTGCAAATCACCGTCAATCACCGGATGGCCATGCCACTCACGCGGCAAGCCTTCACCAAATACCACGGCAACATTATGCCCGCGCTTCAAAGCCGCCAGACAATCGGCAAGATTGTTCCCGCTATAGGATAGCGTCAAATGCAGATTGCTAGGCGTTTTGCCCATGCGATTAGGGTTTTTGGTGTAGTCGACAAATTGTATGTGCGGGAACAATTGCAGCAAAGTCATAACGCGC